CGACTCCTAATTGATTTTTTTACCACGGACGCGTCTATTGCTAGAAATAGCTATTCCCACCTTTGCGTCTAGATGGCAGAAGAAATTATCGAAGCAGAAGTACAGGTCGTCCAGGCCCCCCTGGACAGTTTCGCGGAAATTATCCAGGAGAAGTTTAAGGACGCGAAGGAGTACCGCAGGGACCACGAACAGCACTGGCAAGAGGCTTATGACGCGTACCGTGCGAAGTACCCTAGTCAAATCTCTAAGGCGAATGAACTGGCGAATGAGCGTGGCATATTCGTCAACCAGACACGTCGCAAGGTTAATAGCGCAAAGATTAAGATCGGGACCCTATTGTTCGAAGACGGCAGGATCCCGTTCTCGATCACGCCCTCCAGAAGGCCCCGGTATTACCCGCCAGACATTCAAGCGCCGCCGGACCGGCCCGACCTCTTTGAGGACGCGATACTTGCTCGGTCGAAGGCAATGGAGGAGCGCATTAGAGACCTCCTGGACCGCACCAACTACAGCCAGGAGATCCAGCACGCTATACACGAGATGTCGCTCTATGGGAGTGGTGTCACTAAGGGCATTACCCTGGAGAACCAGAACTTCCCGGTCTATGAGTCGGTTGCAGCTCCAGACAACTTTATGGAGGTGGAGACAAGGCTGGAGGAGGAGCTGGTCCCGACTGTCAGGTACCTGTCGGTCTGGAATGTCTTTCCTTCACCAGAAGCTACGAACTCTGAAGATGCAGACTATATTATTCAACGTTCCTTTCTCAGTCCGATACAGCTACGAGAACTGGCGAAGGCAGAACAGGGCTTCATCCAGGAAGCCATCAACGACGTCATCAACAATGAAATCGGGCAGACAAGCGGATTCGACCAAAGTGAGCACCCAAAGAAGTACGACGAGAGCTACGCGAACAAGGTAAAGAGGATTGAGGTCCTTGAGTTCTGGGGACGTCTTGATGGCAAGGACCTAGAGGGGCACCTGCCCATTGACGCAGAGGACATACCAGACTCTCTGGACGTGGTAGTAACGGTCATTGGCGACAGGGTTGTCAAGGTCGCACAGAACCCGTTCGACGGGCTGAAGCCGTTCCACTTTTGCCATTGGCAGAAGAACCCGGAGTCGATCTGGGGCGACGGAATCTACTATGCGATAAGGGACTCCCAGGCGATCCTAAACTTTTGCTACGCGATGATGGTTGAGGGCAAGTCGCTCTCGGCCGCACCACTGACGGTCATTGACCCAAACAGTTTCGAACCTGGCACAGACACAGAACAAGTATACCCAGGGAAGCAGTTCAGGGTTAAGCCTGGCGCAAGCGTCAGAGACGCGTTTCAAAGTGTTGTCATCCCGGACGTGACAAATGGGTTATTGCAGATTGTGCAACAACTGGAGCGCGAAGCAGACCTGGATAGCGGACAGACGTCAATCGGCTACGGTGACATGAGCCCGTCCCAGACGAAGACGGCGACGGGGATGTCCATATTGAACAGCAACGCCAACCGCCAGACCGCAGACGTAGTGCGTTCGGTATCCCATATGATCACCAAGAACATCCAGGCCATCTATCGGTGGCTGATGGTGGACTCACCCGACTCATCGATTAAGGGGGACTATGAAGCGATAAGCACCGGGTACGAACAGTACGTCGCAAAAGAGGTACACAACACCCAACTGATTAACTTTTTACAGGTCGCAGGGCAGCTTCCGCAGTTTGCGCAATACATAAAACAGGAGGCCTTTGCACGGCCCCTACTGCGTGCGTTCAACCTAGACCCCGAGAAGATGCTGAAGACCGAAGAGCAGGTCGCACAGGAGGCACAGGCTGCCCAGCAGGCACAGCAGCAGGCCATCCAGCAACAGACCCAGCTCAACGTCCAGGCGATGCAGATGCAAGAGCAGGCCAAGGCGCAGGCAGAGATCGCAGTCGAAAAAGAGAAGGCGATGCTCAAAGAGAAGCAGGAGGCGTCGAACGACCAACGTCAAATGGAGATGCAGGAACGGCTCGCACTACTCAACCTGGGCAACGTCCTGAATCCGGTCGACCTACAGCAAATAAGTCTATTACTACGGGAGGAGCAGTTCGATGCTCAGCAGCAGGTACAGCAACAGCAAATGGCACAAGAGCAACAAGCAATCGCTGCTGAGGACCAGCGTCACAACCAGGCACGACAACAGACCATGGCACGCATGGGTCGCATCGCCGAAGAGGCACAACAGCGTGGTCAGCAACGACTACAGGGCGGTCCGGAGGCACGAGAAATAATGAAAGAGCAACAGGCCGAGAATGCCGTCGCAGCATGACGCGATACTGTTAAACGAGCTAAAGAACAATGCCGGCTACAAACCATTAGTGGCGGCAATCCAAAAGAGTAGGTCAGAACAACTCGACCAGGTTGTGGTCGGACAGTTGTACGACCAAAAATCTGTTGGCAGGCACAACGTGGCTGTCGGCAAAATACAGGCCTATGATGAGGTCTTAGAACTGTTACAGGCATAATCCGAATTGTTCGGGACATCATGCCGGTGATCAATAGAGAGGCTTGAGCAGAGCGCCAATAGTGGCGTTGTGCTGAGGACTCGAAAGGAGACAATTTGGCAATAGAGCAGGCAGCTCCGGCCCAGGAAGACCCTGGCACACCGGAACAGACTGACGAACAACTCTGGGAGGAGATTGTAGAGGACGGGGAAGAAGAGACGGAGCAGGCACCCCCGATAGCGGAACCTGAACCACTGGAAAAAGATGTACAAGAAACCGTACAAGAAAACGTACGAGAAAACGTACAAGAAACCGACGTAGAGGACGACGACGACGTAGAGGACGACCCCGAACCACAACATGATTATCAGAAGCGATACAAGGACCTAGAAAAAGAGTTTCACAAACGAAACGAGGAGTCGGCGCGAATGCGCGAAGAGCTGAACGAGATACGTCTCAAGGCTCTGGAAGAGAAACAGGCTCCTGAGGTTGAAGAGGAAGAAGCCCAAGAACCGGACTCTCTATATACCGATGAAGATCGGGAGACAATGGAGGAGTTCAGTGAACTGACGGGCACCTTCAGAAAGATGATCCAGGAAGAAATGGCCAGGGCCTCCGGTGAGGAACCCAAGTCCAACGAACGCCTGGAGAAACTGGAAAATGCCTACAACCAATATACTTATGAGAGGTTCCTGCAGAACCATGAAAATTCCATGGTCGATCAGGTAGGAGACTTTTATAAGGACCTGGACAAAGACCCGGACTTTCAGACATTTGTGTTAGCGTCTCCGGCGTTGACCAACATGATGACCAAGTCTGCAGACCCCAGCGACCACGCTTCGGTCATGAATCTATACCTGGACACCAGCGACAAGGGTGACCAGTGGCGACCCGATACAGCGAAGGCGCCGAAGAAAGCCTCCCCAGCAAAAGCAGCTCGCCGTGTAGCGGCAAGTGGATTGTCAAAAAACTCTGCACCAGTAATGGAGCGTTCACCAGAGAACATGAGCGATCAAGAGCTCTGGGACAATGTTCCTGAACCCAAAGATGATTTTTAACTTTTTATAGGAGTTTAATATGGCAGCCTATGGCGGCGCAACCGCAATTACTGGCGGATCATCGTATGGGGATCTATCGAAAAATGATGCCTTTACGATTCAGAAACGAATGCTTCCCATTGCGAAGCGTTTACTAACTTTTGCAAAATTTGCTCAAAAAGAGACGAAGCCTCAGAAACAAGGGCTTGAAATTCGTCACCGCAGGTACGAGCGATTTCCCATTGTGGATACGCCTATCGCAGAGGGCGTAACCCCTGATTTTACAACCATCGACCAGACCACACTGCGTCACACTTTGAAGCAGTATGGCAGTTACGTGAACACCACCGACGTGATGATGGCAGCATCTCACGACCCACTGGTCCAGGTGATTTCAGAGCGTCAGGCCCAGCAGGCTGGAGAGACCCTGGACTACCTTGCCTACAAGGTATTCCGTGCAGGGACTTCAGTAACATACTCCGATGGGGTAGCAGCCCGGACCAACGTTGTTAAGACTTGTAACGCAGCCACCCCAGCAGTTGGAGTTCCTGCCGCAGGTTCTAGCAAGAACTTTGACTCTGCAATTCGCGCCCTGGAGCAGCAGGACGCAAAGAAGATGCGCAAAATGTTGCGTGCTTCTACTGGGATTGCGACTCAGCCGATCCGTGAGTCATTCATTGCAATTTGCCACCCTGACCTCCGTCAGGACCTTGAGGCCAACACAGACTTCGTTCCTGCAAGCAAGTACTCCAATACTAGCGAGCTGATCGACGGAGAGATTGGGGAGATCAAGGGGATCCGCTTCATCACCACGACCCAGGCCGTTCCGTTCAAAAACGCTTCTGGGACTGCTGATAGTGATGCAGTAACCACCGGTACTGCAGGTACTGACAACCCGGACGTCTACACAATCATCATCCTTGCACAGGACTTTGGTGGATGTGCGACCCTTGGTGGAATGGACAGCCTCCGTTCAAAAATTCATGCCCCCTCCGTAGGACCAGGTGACCCCTTGGGCCAAAGAGGATCAATCGCATGGGACACATGGTATTCCTGTATCATTTTACAGGACCTTTGGATGCACCGTATTGAGTGCGTTGCAACCAAAATGACCTAATTTTCGTCGGGGGCTACGCTCGTGGCCCCCACACTAATCCTACCTTATGAAAGGAAAATTTTATGGATTCTATTAAAACGAGGATCACCAACGTTCCTCAAAAATCAGGTTTTAAAACCGTGCTTTATTCGGCTGGCGCAACATCGTCATCCGGTGGAACCGCAAACGCACTGAGCTACATCCTTATTCCAAAAGGAGCTATGGTCTCCAACGTTTGTGCAATCATCCAGACCGCCTGGGCAGGTCCTACGACCTGTTCATTGTCTGCAGGATACCCAGCAGGGGTAGCACAGTCGGACACATCAAGCTCAGTCTCGGCTGACCCTGACGCGTTTCTCGATGGCGCCAACAACATGAAAACCGTAGACAGCTACTTCATGTCCAACAACTCTGCCACAAAACCGGCAGGACTGTTTGACGTGGTCCCTATGACTGACTCGGATTCTTATTCAACGTCAGGCGAGTATGTCGTGCCAATTACCTTAACCGGAACACTGACCCACGCCTCAGCAACTGCTGCAAGTGCTGGTCAGCTCGTATGGTGGGTTGAGTACGTCTTTGACCCGAATATTGTTTGGACTCAGGCTGACCTGGCGTAACTTATTAGCCCGGCTTCGGCCGGGCCTAACATATAAAATGGAAGAAACATGAGTATTGGTGGGGGGTTAGTCCCCAGTAGAGACGTGCCTCAAGGCACCAGACATTCGGGTTACACCGAAGTCGGAGATGGTAGATGGGCTCATCTGCCCCATGGCATGAATTTAGCGACAGCCTATAAGCGTGGAGACGACGTTCCACCAGGCTATTGTGTTGTTAACATTGAACCCGGTGAGGAATTATCAGATACCGGCCCTGTTCCAGTAACCCATGGTACTCATACCTTGGTGATTCCCAGGGGTTCGGACCGCTTAGTTCCAATCGCACATGTCAATATTCTCAATGACGCCATAGAAACCAGATATTTTCAATCAGACATTACTGACCAGATGAGTGCGAGACACTCCAGGAGATTTAACTTCCAGGTCAAGAAGTGGCCTAAGACTGGGAAAGATGCTGGGATTGAATTTACCAAAAGCGACATGGAAGATGCCTTGGAGCGTCATGAGGTAATCGACCTCAACCAGGATGAATAGAAAAGAAATACGTGAAAGAGTAGAGAGTGCACTTCAGGACGACTCAAATCGGCATTGGGCAGACCGTGAAATAAATCAGTACATCGACGACGCCCTGGTTGAATTTACCAGGCTCGCACGGTACCCACAGACGACTGCCGACGCTACAAACCCGGGAGGCGGAACCGCCTTGGGAGAAGCCTCCAAAACCGGGACGCTCACCGTAGACGGCAAGACGGCAACCATCACCTTCAGTACAGCCCATGGCTACTCCGAGGGTGACGTGTTATCGGTGTCTGGTGGTGAGCCAGATGAGTACAACGGGCCGTTCAATATACTGGTGCCAAGCTCCACAACTGCTACCTACAAGGTCAGCTTCGGCGCGGATGTCACTGACAGCTCCGTCTCGGTCTTCCGAGTGGGCCCCTCTTATACCAAACCCAGCACCATCGACGAGGTCATCTCTGTGTCTATCGACGGCAGGGAACTGTCGATCCATACCGAGTCAGAGCTCAACGCTGCAGCGTCCAGCAGGCACCACCGGTCGTTCATGCTTGAGTCGACCATGGGCTTTCATCCGAACGCCTTTTCCAGCGCAATCTACTCCATTAATCACACACCAAGGTGGCGTGACCAGTACGGTCCCATTGAGGCCGTAGTGTTTAACCACCGGACCAGCGACACGTTTCGCATCTATCCGCTTCCGAAAGAAAACAGGGACCTTTACGTTGATAAGGATGCCACAACCAAGGTGTTCCACAAGCTCTCGGTCCGTGGAGTACCCAAGGTTTCTGGGCTGAGCAGCGACACGAGCACCCCCGCCATCCACAGCTACTGGCACGAGGCCATCGTATTTGGTGCCCTGGAGCGTGCATGGCTCAAAGAGGGCCAGGTCAAGTCACTCGAAAAGTCACAGATGTACAGAGTAAAATTCCTGGAGCAGGCCCAGATCGCACTGAGGCAGGAGGGTATCACGAGTGGGACCCTGTCGGAGGGGCGCAACAGTGGAGGCTTTAGGATCAACCGTCATTTATAGGGGTCAACATGCCTGGATACCACAAGATGAAGAAAAAGAAAAAAAATAGCAAAAAGAAGGGAATCCTGGAAGGCCAGGGCTACTACTAATGTCCGCAGGCAAGTACGACATCACCATTGAGCAGGGCGCCGACCTGGACCTTGATATTGATTACAAGGACAGCGCCGGCAGCCTATTGGCTCTTGCTACGGGCTATAGCGCCGCGATGAAGATCAAGGAGTCTAAAGGTGGCGCGGAGATAGCGAGCCTGACCAGCGGTAGCGGAATCACACTTGCGAGCACCAGCCCTAATATCAACGTGAATATTGGATACTCTACGACTGCGGGCTACGATTTCGACAACGCGGTCTATGACCTTGAGTTGACCAATACTGCGGGGGATACCAAATCCAGAATACTGGAGGGCAGGGTTAGTTTAAGTCGTGAGGTCACAGTATGAGTAACATCGTAGAGGTCACCGAGTCGAACAACACGGTGTCTGTCTCTACGACAGACAACAAGGTCACCGTTACGGATGCCAGTCCGACAGTAACGGTCTCTACACCCTTTTCCAAGGTAGGGTCTGACCAGTTAATATTCAACAACTTCACAGACGGGTCCAACACAGCAATCCCGGAAAGTAGCGCCGACACCTTTACCTTTACAGGCACTGCACCGGTCAACACGTCAGTCAACGTTAGTACCGATACGCTAACACTATCCATAGATGACGCTTCTACCAGTGCTAAAGGCGCAGCATCATTTGCCAGTTCAGACTTCAGCGTGTCAAGTGGCGCAGTGTCGTTGGTGGATCTTAATACGACCCACCTTGCGTCCAGCGCACTTGATACTGACCTGGCTTCCGTTTCTGGAAGTGACGACACCCTGGCATCTGCTAAAGCAATTAAGACTTACATAGATGACCAGGACACAGGGCAAGACCTAGACTTTACGACCGACACAGCCGGGAACTCTGCGGTAGACCTGGACTCAGAGGTGCTTACCTTCGCAGGTGGGGAAGGCATGAACGTCACTCACTCTGGCCAGACCATTACCGTCGCCGGAGAAGATGCTGCTTCAGACAATAAGGGCGTAGCCTCGTTTGCCTCTGCCGACTTCAACGTCTCTAGTGGCGCGGTTTCCCTGGTAGACATTACAACCAGCCACATCGCTTCTGGTACACTAGACACCGACCTATCTTCAGTATCTAGTTCTGACGATACGATTCCATCAGCCAAGGCAACCAAAGCATACGTTGACGGGGCAGCTTCACAGGCAACCACTGCGGCTCAGAGTGTTGGCACAGGCGACAGCCCGACATTTGTAAACGCAACCCTAACAGGTTCACTAAAGGGTCCTGCATCTTTTACGATTGACCCGGCAACGGTTGGGGATAACACCGGGACTTTGGTAGTTGCAGGGAACCTCCAGGTTGATGGGACCACCACTACAGTCAACAGCACAACACTGACGGTTGATGACAAGAATATTGAACTGGGATCAGTTTCAACGCCTTCAGACACAACGGCAGACGGTGGAGGGATCACGTTAAAGGGCGGTACAGATAAAACGGTCCTCTGGGACAATGCAAACGACAACTGGACCTCTTCGGAGCACCTAAACGTAGCAACCGGGAAGTCCTACAAGGTCAATAATGCAGATGTGCTAAATGCAACAACTCTCGGGTCTTCGGTTTTAAATTCTTCATTAACCAGCGTTGGTACAATTGGTACAGGTACTTGGGAAGGAACAGACGTAGCAGATGCGTACGTAGCATCCGCATCCACTTGGAACGCAAAAGCGACTATGGATGACGCAATTGCCATGAGCGTCGCACTCGGGTAGTTATGGCTAATGTATTCAAAGTAATAACAAAGGATAGTGTAGGGGTTGGAAGTGGGAACGCAACCACTTTGATTACGGTCCCATCTTCAAAAACAGAGGTTATTTTAAGTCTTATGTTGGCGAATAAACACACAACCAGTATTAAGACTTCTGTTTTAATAGAGTCAAATACAACACAGGCAGGGGGTAGTGCTAATGGAGACGCTTATGTTATCAAAGACGTATCGATTGAGGAAGAAACTTCACTAGAAATTATGAGTGGTCAAAAATATGTATTAAACACAACAGACGTTCTTAAGGTTTTTGCGGATAACGCAAATATAAACGTAGTCTTATCATACATGGAACAGGACGTATAATGCCATTTATCGGAAAACAATCCACATCTAATTCTCAGATTACAAATTACACCACAACTGTTGGTTCTGGGGGTCAGACTAACTTTACAGTAGTGATTGAAGGTGGGGACGAAACACACGTTTACTTGAATGGGGTTCTGCTTAAAGAAACTACTGATTACACCGTCAGTTCCACACAAGTAAGTTTAATTAGTCCTGCAGTTGAAAACGATATTGTTGAGATTAAAGTATTCAGAAGTTTTGCATTAGTGGATGCAGTTAAGGCAACGGGTGGCACGTTTACTGGGACGGTCAGCCACACAGGAACGCTGGATGTTTCAGGCGGGACTCTCACCACAAGTACCGCACAAAAGACGGCAATCGTAGACGGGGGTAA